AATTCGATACCGTGGTCACGGCCAACTAATTCTAGTTCTGATTTGGTCATTGCATTTAGTTCATCTTTTGCGAACTTCTCACAATCTTTACCGCCAGGATTAAATATACACCTGAATGTGTGAATACACTTGCCGATAAAACTTTTAGGTTTCTCAGCTGTCATTGCAGTAGATAACATTTTACCCTGTGGGCTGTCTAGGTCGTATTCTTTGCCTGACTTTGATATAAACTTATTTGCCATGTCTTTCTCCTTTCTTAATATATTACATATATTATATCAGGTTACTCGGCTTTTGTCAAGCGTATTTGAGGATTAACCTCTTGTGATTGCTACTATCTTTTTGAGTTGTGCTTCTATTACTTCTGCACGGTTGGGCCAATGAATATAAGCCTCGGGTGATTTTGCCAATTTAACAAGTAGTGGGATAATTAACTTCTCTAATTTCTTAAATTTATCTTCTTGAATTTTACCAAGATTATCTTTTCGTAAATCGTATTCATCATCCATTTGTGATTTTGCGATTTCTAATTCAACTTCATGTTTGGCATCAATCTTGACTGAAGCATCTGAAACCTCACGAAGTATTTTATCTAGTTTGGTTTCTAATCTTGAAATGATTTCACCAGAAACAGCCTTACCTACACCATCAGCAGTTTGTTGCACTACTTGTTGTGTTGCCTTACTGTCTGCAACTGTTTGGTCTGAAGGTTTAGATGAAACTCCTGTGAAGCCCCAATCTCCCCCCATATCAAATCCGTCTAAAAAATCAAAATCTGCCATACTTATATTTATATTACTCCTATTGTCGTTCTATAGCTTTTTTAATTCTTCGTTCAGCAATCGTCTTAGCTTTCTTTCTTGCTTGTTCAGTTTTTACAGCTTTAGTACTTCTTCGCTTGCCATATTGTTTATTGAGTTCACTATCTGGATGTGCCTCTGATATTTTCGCCAATGTTTCTTTCCAACCGGCATCAGTTTTGGCGTCAATATTATCTCCTTGACCGCCTACAATGTTTACTCCAGTTATTACGATTGAGCAATCATTTTCTTTTTTATAATCATCAACCTCTGACATTCCCATAAACTTTTCCCACTCAACTCCGGTTGTATTATTTTTAAAACTATATGTTGGCATATATTCCTTATGTTACCCAATCCATGAATATAGGTCTTGGTCGTTCTTTCCACTTTGCAAGATGGTCCTTATGAACCTTATAATAGTTACGATATGCAGTTATACTATCTTCGTGCTTAACATCATCAGGCATCGCTTGTGTGGGTTGTGTAAACTCACCATCAGGTATATTCTTTGGTGGCCAGTATAACAACTTTCTCAATTTCTGTTCTGTTTTATGTATCTTGCCATATCTATGTGTATACTCTCTACAGAGAGCGCTAAACAACTTATGTAGAAACTCATAGTTAGCCTTTGATTCTCTAACCCAAACAGCACTAGGGTGATTCTTATGCGTTGCCTTATATAGAGTAGTATCCATCAATGAGTTTTTAGATATAATATCTAGTTCTCTATGTGCTGTACACATCAACTGTGCATATTCCAAAATCATCTTAACACAATGACTGTCATTATGATACTTTGCACATATCTTTGGGTCCTCATGTAAATAAAATATATTCATACTAGTATTATACTATAGTTAGTTATCAAAGTCAAGCAATTAAAGTTCATAAACCCCTCGTATATTATATTGTATTACATCTTCAATTAAATCTGTATAATTTGGGTCTTCCGCCCACCTTTTGAGAGTTCGTGCTAATAACAAAGCGTCTGTTATACCGTCTTGTCGCATTTCTCTAAACTCTGCATATGCAGGCACTTCATTTATAATTCTGATATAATCTGCAACACTATCACATTTGGTTTTAAATTCTTTTAACCCACTATGTATACCAAACAGATTGTTCGCCTCATTAGCAAACCTACTTTTACCCCAACCGGTTTCAATAATTGCCTGTGCAACAATCAATTCTGAAGGTATCTGTAATTCTGCTGGTGTGGTTTTATTTAAATCTTCAATACACGAATTTAAAGAATATACAAATAAAGGTTTTGAGTTTGTTTTTATTTGAACGGCGTGTGATGATGGACAAAAAAATAATAAACTCATTACTATTACAATTGCTGTAAAAAAACTTATAACATCTATTTTAGTATCTTTATCTTTCACCCTTGTCCACGATATTTTTTAAAAGAGGCTCTTTTCTTTTTATTCATAGACGAAGTTTTAATCCATCGTCTACCGATACTAGTCTTTTTTCTAGTGCCTTGCCATTTTTTTGATTTAAATAGAGCCATTAATATATCATAAAAAAGCCCTCATTTCTGAGGGCCTTGTAAAATAAGTTCACTTTATTCCTTTTGCATAAAGTTGTCATCCCAATTGAACGCATCTTTCACTAAATTCGCAGTAAATCCCTTGTATTTGTTGTTAACTTTCTTGTTTACAACAGTTACTAAAAACTCTGCTTCTTCGGCAGAAAGACCTTCAAGCATTTGTATAAAGAGTGTTTCTCTTTTTGTGTTTGATAGTGAATCATCACCACCCTTTGTGAACAGATATAAGCGTTTTGCTTCTTGTGATAACAGAGTGTGGTCTGTTCCTATTGGAGCGTCATTTGATGTATATGGCACATCACCTGGTGGCAATAACCATTCTATATCTGGATGAAATGCACCCTTTAAAACCTGTCGTAAAGGTACTGAATCGTGTTCTTGTAGTACTTTTAACTTTCTTGGTTTATCTTTTGCATTATTTATCTTTGTAGCGATTTCGCTAAACAAAGGCGGAGATGCTCTGCCCATATCGGACATAGCTTCCATTCCTCGTTTTGTTGCTAATGCTGGGTGGGATTGTGTTGTTGATTGCTCTTCAATAATAGAGCCATCTTCGTTTCTTCGTATTATAACCATTTTGTTCTCCTTAACAGTTCTTTTGAAGTCAAAATTCGTCTATGACTTCAATTAAAGTTTTAAGCTTTCTTGTAATAAAGTAGTTAAGAATTTTACTTCTGTGTGCTACTTTAACCTCGTTAAACTCATTATATATTTTCGCCTCAAGTTCTGGCGGTATCAGACTTAAATCAATTAGTTTTTGATTTCTGTCGTAATTCTTTTGTTCTTCTTCGGTAAATGTCATAACCATTTCATCTAACCACGATGCTATTTTCTTTTTGGTTAAAGGTCTTTGTCGTCTACCTTCAATGAAAACATTATCATCTGACAATACATTAGGAATACCATCACTACGGTCTCCCTTTAATATATGCTCTTTAATATATATACTCGGAGTTTCCCCCTTGCCTACGAATTTATTAAGTACAGGATTGTATTGTTTTACCCGATTATTATGCAATTGGATAAAATCCTTATCACCAGATAGTATTAAAACATTCTGGTTAGTGTAGTAAGATTTTTTAACTAAAACCGCAATAATATCATCTGCTTCGGCCGTGTCAACTTCAATGACTTTGTACGGCATATGTTCTTTGATTTCATTTTTAATCTTAGTCAGAATCTCAAATATAGTAACCCAATCGTGTCCTGACTTTTCTCGGGTTGCCTTTCGATTTGCTTTGTAGTTTGGAAATACTTTTCGGCGCCACACATTACCACTATCACAAGCAATAATCATTTCACCATAATCACGAAATCTTTTATAATGTCCACGAAGTGAATTTAGAACCATATGTCGAACCAAGTCCTCGCTTAATTCAACTGCGTTTCTTCCATTAATCTGCATCATCAGATTAGAAATCATAATCTGATTCAAGTCAACTATAATCAAAATTTACCTCATTATCATATCAAATGCTTCTTCACGACTCATCTCCCTTTCTCGTAAGCCATCATTAACTCGTTTATCAAGTTCACGCTTTTTAAGAAAACTGGCGACTGCACCAGTTGTGTTTAAGTTGTTAGGAGGGGTTTCGTCAAACGGTTGACCGAACGCAAGTTCGTCTTTGTTTGCATATGTGTATTCAATACCGTTTATATATTTTGCCATCTTTTACCACCCTTTTTCATCATAATATAACTATATTATACACTATTCTTGGGGCTGTGTCAAG